ATCGAGTCCATGCGTCGGAAGGACATCAACGCGCGTGCGGCCGAGAAGGGGCAGGGCTCGGTGAACTTCGGTATCGGCCTGATTCAGCAGCGGCTTGTGGTGCAGGGCGACGGGCGGCCCAGGCTGACGGTGGACCCGTGCTGCACGAACCTGATCCGCGAGTTCGAGAGTTATGAGTGGAAGCCCGGGGGTGACAGGTTGAAGGACGAGCCGATGGACCGGGACAACCACGCTCTCGACGCCCTCCGCTACGCCGTTCGCAGCGTGGACGAGGGCGAGGCGTGCTTGGGCTACTACTCACCGCGAGCCGCGACCAAGCGTGACATCTGGGCCACGACGGCCGGGGGTTGGCGATGAACTTCACGATTGCGGACACCAAGGCACTGGCCCAGTTCGGCATCATCACCAGTGACCAGATCGCATCGCCCACGGTGCTGCGGTCCGAGGCGTTGGTGCGCCAGTATTCCCGCGACCCGCAGGCCATCGACCTGATGAAGCGGGCACAATCAACGGTCCACACCTGCGCGATGATCAACGCCAGGGCGTGCGCCGCTCAGCCGCTTCGCCTGTACCGGCGTCAGGGCGGGTCTACGGGCTCCACGCCCTTCGCCCAGCGGTCGGTGTCCAAGACCCTCCGCAAGCGGCTGGCGTCGGGCGTGATGGGGACCAAGGTGCAATCGTTCGTGGACGCGGGCGGGGATATCCGCGAAGTGATGGATCACCCGGCCCTGCGGTTTGTCCAGAACCCGAACCCGGCGTATCCCGGCTCGGTGCTGGAACTGATGTCGTTCTACTTCCGGGGCATCACCGGCAACTGGTACACCATCATCACGCGGGACAAGGGGCTGCGGGCGTGGCCGGGGTATCCGCAGTTCGTCCATGTGGTGTGGAGCAAGCAAGACCCGTCGATGGTGGAGGGGTACTACTTCGGGCGCGACACCACCGACGCGGTAGGGCTTGACCCTGATTCGGTCCTGCACTTCCGCAACGCCCTGAGCCGCCACAACCCGCTGATGGGCGAGGGCGACTTGGCGGGCGTGGTGCCCGAGGCGGACCTGATCCTGCGGACGAACATGCACGACCTGGCGTTCGTCCAGAACGGCAACCGGCCGGACAGCATCATCAAGATCACGACGGAGAGCAAGCCGACCGCCGAGCAGATGCGGGAGTTGTACGACAACCTCGACCAATGGGGCGCGGGCGGGTCCAAGGAGGGCAAGCCCTTCATCGGCTGGAACCTCGATTGGGTGCCGCTGTCCTTCAACCCGAAGGATCTGCGGACCGTCGAGCAGTTGGACACCTACGAGAAGCGCATCCGGTTCGCGTTTGGCATTCCCGAGTCCATGGCAGACAGCAACGCCAGCACCTACGCATCGGCGGGTGTGGCGGACGCCCAGCACGGGCGGGTCATCCGGGCCAAGTTGATCGACGACGCGGCGCAGAAGACGCAGATGGTGTTGGCCGGGCTGTTCGACCTCGACCCCAACGACTGGTGCTTTGTCTACGACGACCCGGTTCCGAAGGACGAGCAGGCCGAGCAGACGCGGTTGCTGGCGCTGTCCGGGGGCGGTGCCCTGACGATCAACGAGGTGCGGGCCGAGTTGGGCTTTGACCAGTTGGACGATCCGATGGCGGACACACTGCTGTTCAACGGCCAGCCGCTTGGCGCGGCCCCGCAGATGGCGGACCCGTTCGCCGGTCTGTTCTCGCGCCGGGAGGAGCCCAAGGAAGAGCCCGAGCCCAATCCGGAGCCTGAACCGGACCCGGCACCCGCCCCGGAGCCCGAGGCCGAGGAAGAGGACGCGGACGCTACGAAAGCCGCCTTTCAAACCGAGCCCGAGAATGCAAGCCCCGTTTCTTTGAAGTCCGCGATGCTCGCCCTTGAACACCACTGGTGGGCGGACACCTGCGAAGAGGCGTGCTGCAAGGAAGCCCCGAAACTCCCGCCCGGTCTGGTGCGGGACATGTTCGACCGCTACGGCCCGCAGTTCCAGGAGACCATGTACGACATCCTGACCGACGCTCAGAGCGAATCGGTGCGGGCCTACTGGATCTCCGAACTGCCCGACCTTGCGGACCTGCGGCAGCAGGCCGAGGCGTTGCTGACCGAGCAGCTCACCGAGATGGCCGAGTACGCCATCCGCGAGGAAATGACGGCGGCGGGTGCGTTGGACGATGCGTTCGATGTGGTGCCTGAGCGTGCTTTGCAGTTCGCCCGGGACTACACCATCCGGCTGGCCGACGACATCTTCGGGACCACGGCGGACATGGCGAAAGAGGCGGTGGTCCGGGGCTTGGAGAACGGCTGGACGATCGACCAGATCAGCAAGGAAATCGAGGGCGTGCCCGCGTACCGGGCCGAGCGGATCGCGCGTACCGAGGTCAACCGTGCGGCCAACGCGAGCCGGTACGAATCGTTCAAGGTGCTTGGGGCGGACAAGGCGGAATGGGTGCTGTCGCCCGGTGCTTGCCCGCTCTGCACGGCCATCTCGCAGCGTGGCCCCAAGCCGATCGGCGAGCCCTTCGCGGTGGCGGGCGAGACGCTTGGGGGCGTGACGGTGCGGGAGAACATCTACCACAGCCCCGCACACCCGAATGACCGTTGCACGATGATCGCCGTTTACCCGGAGGACGACGAATGATCCACGAACCCAACGCAATCGACCGCCTGTTGGCGTACGGCAAGGGGATGGGGCTGGAGGGGCCGGTGGGCATCCGCTCGGCCGTCGGTGCCCGGTTCCACAAGGCCGCCGACGATCAGGGCAGGCCCGAGTATGTCGCCCTCGCCAACACCGACGATGTGGACTTGGAGGATGAGGTGGTCGATCCCCGAGGGGCCGACCTGTCCTACATCTCCAAGAACATGAAGCTCTTTGCCGACCACCGCTACAACGCGGAGGATGTGGTGGGCAGCCTGCGGTACATCAACCGCTACCCGAACGCGACGGACGCGAAGAGCCAGACGGCTTGGCAGGTGCGGTTCAAGATCGCCCGGACCGAGGCCGGCAAGACCGTCCAGACCATCATCGAAGACACCGGCGGCATCGGCCTGTCCGTGGGCTTCCTCGCCCGCGACTACGGCCCCCCGTCATCCGACGAGGCCAAGCGGTACAGCAAGGGCGGAAAACAGCCCCGATCCATCGTGAGGGCGTGGGACTGGTTCGAGTTGTCCGCCACCGCCCTGCCCGCGAACAAGGCGTGCCAGACGCAGGGCGTGGTGTACGACGAGAAGCACCTTGGGGCGATTGAGCGGCTTGTGACCAAGGGCCGGATCAGCCGTGCGGGCGCGGCCCGTGTGGGCCTGCCCATCGCGTTGGAGCGGAAGACTTGGCGGATTGTGCTGCCAGGTCCGGATCACACGGTAGTCATTCGGAAGGAGCCTGCATGACGGCGATCGTCGGACTCATTCGTGACGGGTCGGTGTGGATCGGGGCGGACCGGGAGACGACCTGGGGCTACACGAAACAGTCGTGGGGTTCCAAGATCGTTGAGAAGGGCGGGCTGGTATTCGCATGGACCGGGCTCGCCGCTGTCAAGGCCGTGGTTCGTGACGCTTGGCAACCGCCCGAAGTCCCCGAAGACCCGTCCCGACATGACCACTGGTTCCGCGTGACCATGCCCCGCAGCATCATGGAGGCCGTCAAGGAGTCCGGCATATCCGTTGATCCGGATTCCATGAAGAACCCCGGGTGCGGCATCGTCGGTTGGCGAGGTCGGCTCGGATCACTCTGCCCGTACTGGACCATCGCGGAGCCCGAGGCTGGGGTCTGCGGCTTCGGCTCTGGCGGAGAGGTCGCGCTGGGTGCGCTGTACGCATTGCGTGAATCAGACCCCGAACATGCCGTGCGGGTGGCGGTAGAGGCCGCGTCGGTGTTCTCGACCGGCGTCGGATGCGGCGTCGATGTGGTCAAGGTGCCGGACGCACCGGACTACTCAAAGAGGGCGTCGGCATGATCGGCCCCCGTCCGGCCCTTGCACGGAACCCGTCCGGGGGTTATACTACTGGCCTGTAGACAACCAGGTACTGCCATGTCGGGGTCCGCCAAGCACTTAGGTGTGGCCAGCCCCTCATCGCCAAAGGGCCTGTGCGTCGGGATTTCACACCCGTCACACGGAGACATGGCGATGAAGAATCGCAAGCAACTGCTGGAGGCTGCGCGTTCGCAGGGCTTCAACGGAAAGACCCTGGAAGATTTCAACGAGTGGCGCGAGGTCGAGGGCTACGCCTTCGCCGACCCGTCCGACACCAAGAAGACCCTCTCCGGCGAGCAGCTGGAGAAGATCTGGAACACCAAGACCGTCTATGTGACCGCCCGCGCCGACAACGGCGAGCCGGTCGAGTGGGTCCAGCCCGAGGCCGGCCAGGAATCAGCCAAGGCGGAGGGGGAGGACGAGGACGAGGCCGAAGCCGAAATGGGCAAGGCCGTTCGTCGTGGGCTCGTCAAGGCCGCCACCGGCATGACGGCCAAGAACTGGCAGAACATCGCTAAGCGGAAGGCCTACGACAAGGCCGCCCGCGAAGGCCGAGCCTTCCGGGGTGCCAAGTGCGTCTACGCGGATGCCGACCGGGCCGAACTGGCGACCGCTGCCATCCGTCTGGCCGCGTTCGGACGGTCCACGAACCCGGACATCATGGAGGCGTACGCGACCCAGAAGCGCGCCGACCTCGAAATCTTCACCAAGGGCAGCATCGGCGACCCGGCGGCCTACGGCTCGACGGTCGTGGAGGAATACGCCCCGGAACTCATCGAGAACCTGAACACCTTCGGCGCGGCCCGCCTCGCCGCCGGTGTGACCCCGATGAGCCGGGACAGCCTTCAGTTCCATCGCTGGACCTCTGACGTCACCATCACCGACACGGCCGAGGGGGCGCAGCTCACCGAGACCGATGGTGCTGTGGACCGTCCGGGCCTCTACGCGAAGAAGACCACGGCGCTTTGCCGGATCAGCAACGAACTGCTGAACGACTCTGCCATCAACATCGCCAACCAGCTCAACGTCTCCATCGCTCGGGCCGTGGCCGAGTGGGAGGACAAGTCTTACTTCCTCGGCACGGGCCGCCCTGTTGGTCTGGTTCAGACCGCCGGCGCGGACTCCGACGCCACCTACGACGCCGCCAACACCGACTGGTCGGGGTGGACGATCGCCAAGCTCCAGGCGGCCAAGGGCAAGCTTCCGGGCTGGGCCTTGGACGACCCGGATCTCGCCATCGTCTGCAACCCGTCCTTCTACGAGTCCGTCCTGAAGGTCAACGCCTACTCGGCGGGTGGTACTCAGGGGGATCAGATCCTCAACGGCACCACCGTCAAGGGCTGGGACGGCGTGCCGGTCGTGTTCTCCAATGTCATGCCGCGCTCGTTCGTGCAGAACCAGATCGTGGCGTACATCGGGTCGTTCAAGCGTGCCACCAAGTTCGGCGTCGTTCGCGGCTCCGAGCAGATGGCGACCAGCAACGACTTCTACTTCGACACGGATGAAGTGGCCCTCCGCTACACCCAGCGGTGGGATTACGTCCTTCATGACGTCACCGGCACCAACACGGGCATCGTTGCCCTCAAGGACTAAGGAGGCCCATCGTGATTGGAACTGATGATGTCAAGGTCGTGCCGGTCATCCAGCCGGTGTCTCTCAACAACGCAAGCGGGACCAGCCTGGAGGTGGACACGAAGGGATGGAACTCCGTCCGCTTCGTCCTCTCCGTCGGGGCGACCACCGGGGCTATCTCGGTGTTCAAGGTGCAGGGCTCGGCCACCAGCGGCGGCTCGTTCGCCGATGTGACCGGGGCCTCGCTGTCCACCCTGCCGGGTGCTGCCGACGACGGCAAGCGGTACTCGATCAGGCTGAACCTGCGTGACGCTTCGATCCCCCGCTACCTGAAGGTGGTGCTGACCGAGGACAACACGGGCACCGGCGTCTACGGCGTCGATGCCATCCTCGGTGACCCGGCGATCAGCCCGAACTCCGCGACCGAGCGGGGCTTCACGGCTGAGACCCTGGTGTGATTCAACCCGCCCGCCTCGGAAACGGGGCGTGCGGTTTTGGGAGGTGCCAAATGGCTCTGACGACGATCAAGATCATCCGCCCGTACATGACCTGGCCCGTGGGCAATGTCCGCGAGGTTTCGGAAATGCTGGCGAATCAACTGGTGGACGGCGGGTTTGCGAAGCGTGTGGAGGCCGAGAAGCCCGAGCCCGCCGACGCCCCCGCCAAGCGTGGCCCCGGCCGCCCCCGCAAGGTGAAGCCCGAGAACAAGGCTGTGGGGGCCTAACCCGTGGCCGTCATCGCGCTCGCAGAATGGAAGACCTATCGCGGGTATCCGAGCGCCGGAACGGCGTACGACGCGACCGTTACGGCTCTGATCCCCCAGGTTCAGGCCGAGATGGAGCGCTACTGCGGGTGTGACTCGTTCGATTCGGCGACCTACACGGATCAGGCGTACGACGGGACGGGCACAAAAAGCCTGTACCTCCGCAACTGGCCGGTGACGACGCTGACCTCGGTGAAGACGCTGGACGGTGCGGGGACTTCGACGACGCTGGCCTCGACCGAGTACCGGGCTGCCGTGGGCGACAACAGCAACGGGCGTCTGACGCGGCTGTCGGGATCGTCGTCCTACTGGCCGGACAACACGCCCGCCCTGAGCAACGGGCCTTGCTGGCCTGTGGGGTCTGAGAACATCCTCGTCACCTACACGGCGGGGTATTCCACGATCCCGGGCGACCTGAAGTTGGCCGCGTTCTGCCTGCTGGACACGCGGTTGCAGGAACGCGGCATCTCGATTGAGGTGGCGTCCGAGGGCATGGGCAACCAGAACCGGACCGTGCGGACCGTGGCGGAACTGATGGCCCGGTATGAAGTGCTGATCGGGCCGTTCCGGAGGGTGGTGCTTTGAGTTTCACCGCCCTCCAACCCGGCGCGTCCATCGGCGGCCTGATGCGCCAGCTGTGCGACATCATCGAACGCACGGCCTCGGTGGATTCGACCGGCATGGGCTACCCGGGCTCGCAGACGACCACCTCCAATGTGCCCTGTTCGCTCCAGCCGATGAGCAGCGCGAACACCATGCAGTACCGGGCCGAGAACTCGGACGGGCTGTACGACCTGTATCTGCCCACCCGGATCGAAGGCCAGTCTGCCCCGCTGACGACCTCTGCGGACGCGGTGTTCAAGGTGGACGGTCTCTACTACCGGGCTTTGGGCGGGGGCGTGCGTCAGGGCTTGTCCGGCGTGCAGATGGTGCCGGTGACCGAGTACGACTACACGGAGCCTGAGGCATGACGCGGGTTGCGATGGAGTGGTACGGGGACCAGTTCCTTGCCCGGGTGACGGCGGCGGCTGAGGGTGCGCTTGATACCACGGCGTCGGCGCTGGAGGGCGAGGTTATACGCACGCTGGCGAAGACCACGGCCACGGCCGAGAGCCGCCGGGGCAAGCGGCTGCGGTTCCGGGCGTCGATGCCGGGCACGCCCCCGGGCTCGCGTACGGGCCACCTGCGGAACTCCATCACCTGGAACCGCTCGGGCGACCTGAAGCGCCGGGTGGGAACGAACCTCGAATACGCCCGCATCCACGAACTCGGCGGGACGATCCAGCACCCCGGCGGGACGCACTACATCATGACCAGCGGCGGGGCCGCGTTCCTCTCTGACGAGAAGGCCCTCCGGCTGAAACAGCAGGGCTATTGGGTGGGCTCCACCCGTCCCCACGCGATCACGATGCCGAAGCGGCCCTATTTGGTCCCGACATTGGCCCGCATGTCCGGGTCGGGCAAGTTGCAGAGGGCCTTCAACGCGGCGATGAAGCGGAACCTTCGCGCCCGGGGGGCGGCCTGATGCTTGACCCCATCGAACTGGCAACATCGATCCGCGCCCGCTTGCTGACCTCGGCCGACGGGTACATCCGCACCAACGGCGTGTATATCAACTCGGCCGGCCGGGGCGTGACACCCAAAGAGAACGAACTGCCCTATGTGGTCTTGACCGTCCGGGGCACAAAGAACGACACCCAGCTGTCGAATGGCATGACGGTTTCGGTGACGGTCTTCTTCTACGACCACCGGGCCAACACGATGGTTCCGCTCTCCAACCTGTGGAAGCGGATCTACGGGAATGGCGACCCGCCAAGCACGGGGCCAACCTACGGACTCCAGCGGTTCCGGCCCACGCTCGCCAGCGGCAACGAGGCGGGTGTGATGGAGTTTCAGGACTTCGACCCGGCGTTTGAAGAAGACCCCGACGCGATCGGGTGGGTGTCCACCTGGGAAATCGACCTCGACTACAAGCCCGCCGAGGCTTGACGGAGACTGACCGATGGCAAGCGCACGCGGACATGAAGGGCTGATTTCGGTTCCGGATCAGGACCCCACGGAGAACAACCAGCAGGACCACTTGCTGTACCACCTCGTCAACACCTCGACGCGGCCGTACGGGACCGGGTTCTCCGTCAACGCGCCGAGTCAGCAGACGACGGGGTTCGCCACCACGGCCCCGCTGATCCACTCCAACCGGCAGGATCTTCTGTCCGACTGGACGGCCTCGTTCACCGCCTACTACCCGAAGACCTCGCCCGTGTCCGGGCACTTGGGCGATGTGACCTTCGCCAGCGGGTCCATCTACAAGGTGGAGTCCTACAGCCTGAACTTCGCTCAGGAAGAGATGCACGACACGGGGATGGCGTCCACGTCCCCGACTTGGCGGGAGTACCAGCCGGGCCTGTGGACGGTCACGGGCACGATGCGGATGCGGGTCGATTCGACGGGCACGGGTGCCGTGGTGGGCGCTCGTGGGTCGGCGACCTTCCGGCTGTCGGACGACGACACGGACAACACGGTGGCGGGCTCCATCGCCCTGACCAGCGTGAGCAAGGACATTCGCATCGGTCAGCAGGTCTTCCGCGATGTGGGCTTCATCTTCGAGGGTCAGGCGACGAGCGCGGGCACAAGCACCATGCTCCCGGCGGGCACGCTTGACGAGCCGGAACTGACCTATGTGAACATCCGGTCCACGGGCAGCCGCATCGACTCGGGGTTCTGTTTCGTGTCAGGGCTCAGTGTGAATGTGGCGATCGGGCAGCCGATCGAAGTGAGCGGCACGCTGCGGGGGTCGGGGGCGCTGACGCCGGCCTAAGCGTTGCTGTAGATGAACATGAGTATGCCAACCACCAACCCGATCAGGACGCTGAACCCCGTCCAGAGCAGGAAGCCTCGGAAGACGCCGACTGCGATGGCGCTGGTCAGTTCGTTCCTCGTCATCTCCATGACGGCCTTGGGATTGGCGGTGGGTACGGGCGGGGCTTTTGCCGGTCTGCGCCCGGGTCCGGGTGTGTCCGCCTGCGCCAGCACAACCCAGCCCGCGTACTCGGCTTTCTGGCAGGCGTCATCCAGCGATTCCGCCGGGATCGACACGACGGTTTCGAGGCCGTCGGAGCCGCGGACAGAGAGGTGGTACGGGGTGGGGGCCACCGAGACTACCGCTCGCTCATCTGGTAGAGCTCAACCTCTCTCCGAAGGTGGTCAAGTTCTGAGCGCAGTTTCATCGCTTCCGCCGTGCTGTCCCGCATCCACTTCGCCATATCCATCATCACAGCCTCTTGCTCGGCGACTTGCCTCTCAAGTTCGGCTACGCGGTCGTCACTGCCACACCCGGTCAGCAGGATCAGGGCGGCGACAATTGTCAGCTTCATCTTCATTGAGGAATCTCCCTGGAGATAGAGTATGACAGATCCAATTGGCCGTGCAACAGTTGAGATCAAAGGAGACGCCTCCCACCTGAACAGGACGGTGAAGGAAGCCGAACAGACTACGCACAAGGTCGGCGATGCCGCCGATAAGTCGGGCAAGAAGTTCTCCAAGTCCTTTGAAGACACAGCGAACAGGGCGACGCGGCTTCAGGAAGTCCTGTCCAAGCTGTTCATCCCGGCACTGTTCGTCGGGGCTGTCTTGCGGGCTACCAAGGCCATCATCGACATGGCGGGCGCTGGCGACCGGCTCCGCAAGTCGATGGACGATGCGTTTTCGCAGGCCGAGCGTAAGGCGAATCAACTCCGTCGAAGCGGTCTGACGGACCTTGCTCAGACCCTTGCGGACCTGAACGACCAACAGCGAGAGGCCACCAACAACATACTGAAGGTGTTTGAGGAGGGCGCAGATCCGACCAAGTTCTCCGGGTTGGTTCAAACGCTGATTCGTGGTTCCGAAGACGCGGAGAAGTCCATTGCTAGGGCTCAATCTGTGTTCGCGGAGTTGCGGCGCAATGCGATCGAAGAAAACCGGAAGGCTCAACAGCGGGCCAACCGGGAGATGTCGATCGAGACCGCCGCGATCATGGATCAGGTCTTGGAGATGCAAGCTGCTCGGCTGGAAGCTGAGGGCAGGATTGCGGACGCTGTTGAGCTTCGCCGCCAGATTGAGCAGTCCGCTCACGCCGCGAATCTTGCCGAGATCGCTGAGGCTGAGAAGGCATACGACCGGGCGTTCGGCGGGTCGGACAACTTCCGATTCGAGGCGATGCGTTCGGCTGTCACCAGCCTCCACCAGATGCGAGTGAAGCTTCTTGAAGACGAGGCTAAGAAGGGCGCTGCGGCTTACGAGAAGGAGATGGAGGACGCCATCCGTCGGATTCAGGAACGGATGCGGTCTTCCTTTGGATTCGACTTCACCGGCGTCGATCAGGTTGCCGCAGCCATTGATCGTCAGACTGCCGCCATAGACCGGAATCGGAGGTTCTGATGGCGCTGCAACACACCCGCCTGCTGTTCGGCTCGCAGACCAACATCGAACGCGGCGGCTCCAACTCGGCCACCGACCAGTACCGCATCCGCGACGACGCCGGGGGTGGGGTCACGCGCCCGCAGGCTATGGCATACTCTGCCGCTGGCTACCCCACCCTCGGCGCTTCCCACCCCGAGATCCCCAACCTGTTCGCTACCCGCGTCACCTTCGCGTCCGAGGGCCGGACTCAGGTGGCGACATGGGCATACGAGCCGAACCAGGGCGGCGGCGTGGCCCGCCCGCCCGTGGACATTCTGGCCGGCGATTTCGTCAGCCTCGAAATCAGCAGCAGCACCAAGAAGGTGCAGATCCCGGCGTTCCAACTCCGCCAGATCGAAGTGCCCGGGGACAACCCCGTGACGCAGTTTGTGTGGGACGCCGACGAGAACCAGTACGAAATCGAGATCAGCGTACACACCTTCACGGCGGTCCTCTCCGGCGAGTTCCCCGAGGGCCTGACGGTCCCGGGGTTCTTCTCGCAGTTCGCCGCGATCCGGGCGCAGGAGAACCGCCTGCACACCTTCAACGGGCAGCCCTACCTGTTCCGGCCCCGGTTCATCAAACAGCGGACGCAGACCGTACCGCCCAACGCACCGACCGGCCAGCCCGGCGAGCCCGCCCGGTGGGAGGTGCAGTACACATGGGAGTTCGACCCGGGGGTTCGGAACACCTACGGACCCGGGGGGACGCCCGGCGTCAGCGCCAACGGGCTCCACTTCCGCAACCCGGTCACGATCAACGGCCTGCCCCTGTTCACGGCCGCTCTGGTCTGTCAGGACAACGAGTACGCGATCCGGCCGTACCAGAATGTCCGGGTGTACCCGAATGTCGCAGACGCCGAGCAGCCGCCGCTCATCGACTTCATCTCGGTCTACCGCTCTGACCCGACCGGATGGCAGACCTTGCCGGGGATTTCGTGATGTTCGGGCGGTCGCTCAGACAAGGGCTCTATTCGGCCACGATTCTGGCCCGCTCGTCGGAGCAGCCGGGGCGTGACCACACCTACACCGTGGGCATCAACGCTCCGGGCGGCATCGTGAAGATGGAGGGTGTGGCCCCCGACCCGACCCGCCGATGGTCCACCCCCTTCCCGACGCTCAACCTGGTCCCGTTCGCGGTCGGCGCACCCGTTGAAGTCCATGTGATCGGCACGCCGGGTTCGCTCCGTGCGTTCATCACCACCTCCGAACTCCCTAACGCGGGGGCTTGCACATGATGGAAACCAGCATCGAAATCGACCTCGCCACGCTTGGCAAGCAGTACGGACCCATCGACCTCCGGGCCTACGACGATCTCCACTACCGCTTCAAGCGGGGCAGCGGGACCGGCAGCCTCACCGGCGTCGTCACACTGCGGGAGTCCGTCACGCTGGCAGACAGCCCGCCCAGCGGGGGCACGGCCCTGACGATGGACGGGACCGTGGGCTACCTCGATATCTCGCACATCTCGTACGGCTATCCCGTCGTGACCACGGCTCAGGCCGGCAACGACGGCGTTCTCCACCTCTTCGCACGGGCGCGGCCCGCTCAGACCACCAGCCCATAAGGGGATTGACCAATGGCGACCAAGTATCTTGCTGAAGGCTCCACCACCTTCGCGTCCCCGGCGTGGTCCGGCGGTGCGCTGGCGGACACGGACGACGCGATCATCGAGTACCCGTTCGACGTCGTGGCGACCGGCCTTGACCAGTCCGGCTTCACCGAGGGCCTCGAATCGTTCTGGATCAAGGCGGGCGCGACCGCCGGCCAGATCGGCGGCAATGGGGCCGGCTCGTTCACCGTGGACATCGACAACTCGTCGGACGCCTTCTTTGCCAACGATGGCAATGTCACGGTCTACCTCAAGGCCGGCGGCGATGAAGGGGTCATCAACAACGCCTACATCACCAACGGGGCCAACTACTTCACCGGCGGCACCTTCACCAATGTCACCGTGTCCCGGGGCGTGCTGAATGTCAACGAGTCCACGGTCGTCACCAACATGGTGGCGTCGGGCGGGTCGGGGACGATCGAATACAACGCCACCGCGATCACCTCCCTCGTCATCTCCGGGGGCGTGTGGACCATCCGTCGGGCCGTGACCACCCTGATCGTCACCGGGAACGCTCTCGTCTACTACGACCCGAACGATTCGGCCACGATCAGCGGGACCGCGATCCAAACCTACGGCGGGCGGCTGATCCACATCGCCGGGGCCACCCCCACGATCACCAACCGAGGCGGCATCCACGATTTCAGCCAGGCCCGGCGTGCGTTCACCCCGGGCGCGACTTCGTGGACCTGGTTCGGCACCCGGTTCGTGGACTCGCCCTCGGTGGCGACCACCAACCGAGCCCCGATCTACGGTGCGAAGCAAGTTGAAGGCGGCATGATTCCCCTGTGAGCCGCCTGATCGTCAAGGACGGCCGCCTGTGCATCGTCGGGGGTCGGCTGGTGACCTCCGAGGGCGGGGCTCCGTGCGTGTGCGATGAGCCGCCCATCGGCGAGTCCTGCTGGGTGCAGCTCATCCCCTGCGTCTGCCCGACACCCGCGACGGTCCGGTGGGCGTCCCGCGGGCTCCTGGTGGCGGCGGACGGCATCCTCCACCCGGTCTACCGGTTCGGGTCCACCTGCTACCGCGTAGGGGGGTCGTACGCGGGCGACCGTCCCGACGGGACCGTCCTGACGCAGTACCCCGACGCCTTCTACGACGACTGCTCGGACGCGGCCTGTGGCGAGCCCCCGCCGTTCGGCGGCTGCCCCTGCCCGCCGGGGACGGTCCAGTTCACCTACGCCACCTGCAACGCTGACGCGAGGTACTACTGCACGCGCTACCTGCTCACCCGGGTCAACTGGCGGCTGACGCTGGATGTGACCAACCGGTTCTCCTGTTCGCCCGGCTCGTACCGGACGGCCCGGCGGACCAGCACTCGCTCGGCCGAGGGGTGGGCGGTTCTGGATCTGGTCACCGGCACCGTGGTTTCCTCGCGGGTCACGGTCAGCATCGTCGGCACGGCCGAGGTTCAGATTCCCGGCTCGCCCACCTGCGCCCTGCGGACGGTCAGCATCAACTACCTCCGGACGCTGACCGAGGCGGACACGGGGCTGTTCGGTGCCCCCCTGTGGTTCAACTACGACGGCAACGGCTCACCGGCGGGCACGTTCCACCAGCCGACGTTCACGCACGGGCCGATCGTGCCGGTGTCCGGCGACGTGACGGACCCGGATGAGCAGACGGCGGAGAACCTGACCAACACCGCCGTGTACGGAGCCGCCTGCGCCAGCGGGAGCGCGAACACGGCGAACGGCACCCTGACCTGGGACCACCTGTTCGGCGAATCGGTGGTGGTCACCTCGGCCACGGAGACGCGGAGCCGGACGGGGCCGACGGGCGACACCGGGACGCTGACCAGCGAATACACGGCCCGGTGGTTCTTTGTGGACACCGCCAACCCCGATGTCGATGCGTTGCTGGAGGAATGCCCCGAGGCGGCCTTGGCGATCGCCTGTGACGATCCGGCGGACCGGGCGACGGTGGCGACGGCCGGGCTAGACCCGCTCCCGTTCGGAGTGCTGTTGCCGCGTCCGGACGGCCTGCGGTGCTACCGCCTGACGAGCCTGATCGGGCCGGGCGATCCCGAGGTTCCGGTCGGCACCTTCGACGGGTGTGACGACCCGGCGTGCCTGCCTCCCCCGCCGTCGGGCCAGTTCCGGGTCGCCACCCGTTGTCGCGACACGGGGGTGGCGGCGGGCTACCCCAAGACGGTGGTGGTGGAGATCAACCCCAACATTCCGCCGTCGAACAGCAGCGTGATCCTGACCGATTTCACGCCCAACGCCCTGTGCCCAGCGTCGGCGATTTGCACGACCGTGGTCCACTACCGCCTGACCGAGACGGAAGATCCCGGCCCGGCGACACCCCGGGCGGTGATCGTCGCGGGCTCGCCCTGCGGGTCGAACGACAGCCGGGTGTGCCAGTCATGCCCGCAGCAGGGCGAGGGCGGGCGGCCGGTGACGCGCCCGGTGGCCGAGTCCCCGGGCATGACCGAGGGCGACCGGATGCTTGCGGCGATGGGCTTCGACCCGGAGGAGGAGCGGCGGAAGTTGCTCAACGGGGGGGACTGTGGGTGCTCTCCGCAGGCCGGGTTCTACGGCTGAACGCTGGTGCCCGGAGTCGAACCGGGTGGGGCATCGGGAACCCAAGGGCCGCCGAGGCGGGTGTGAAGCCGCTTACTCCCCGCTACTTACTCTTCGCTGCGGTACACCGGACCGCTTCACCAGCAATCTGGGACCGCCGGTCTCCCGACGGCCCCGAATACCTCGCCCGCACATGGCGGGTCGGCAATGCCGGCCCTTGACGCATCCGGCGTGGGGTCTTCCATGCCGGTTTTGGCACCGGCCCCCAATTCTACCCCCTGCCCTCCACCCTCGCAATCACCGCGTCGGCGGCGTCGGCGAGTGACGCCCCGATGTAGACGGTCTGGTTGCGGTCGGCCTGGTCAACGATGTGGATGAGCGTCCCGTGCTGCTGGAAGAACACGGCGGGGCAGCGGGTGAGGGAGTCGCGCAGGCAGTCGCGGAGGATGCGGAGGGCGAGGGGGTCGGGGATATACACATCGTGAAACTGCGGTTTCCGAAAGATGTCCTTTGCCACCATGATGAGATGACCGTCAAACTCGTCAATCCCCTCCAAGAGATTCCGCCCCACCACCTCGCTCATCTGCTGGGCTGCGGTGATGTAGGGCTTGAGGTCAGTTTCCATCGGTCGGCTCCTCCTGATCATGCGAAGCGGACGGCATCATTGCTTCTAGCCGCAGGGCGTCAGCCATAGACAATCCGTGTCCAACGGCCTCGCGGGGACTGAGCGGCAGGACCGTCAGCCAGTCGGGCAGTTCGTCGGGCACATTGCGGCACCCCCAGAACCACCACCGATCCACCAGAGACTGCGGGGTGGCTATCTCGTAGGTGATGCCCAGCCGCTTCATCACCTCCTGCGGGTGCCCGCCCACGTTGGTGAAAAACAGATTCATTCTCAAGTTTACAGGTTCGTTCACTTGACCACATCCTTGTCGATCGCGGCGAGGGTGTCGCGGGCGATGTCGCCAAGCGCGCCCGGCTTGTTCCAGACTTCACCGCCGACGGGAATGCAATCCCGCTGGGCGATACGCCACAACCCTCCACCGCCACCGCGATCCGCACCTCTACCTCATCGGGGGAGGGGGTGGGGCTCAACTTCGCCTCCACGCTCAGCTTGCTCAGGCCGGACGGCTCCGGCGTTCGGTTCTCACTCACGGTTGGTCTCCTTGCGGGCGGCGAGGGCGGCTTCGCGGGTGCTGTAGAGCCCTGCCATTTCGTCCTCGCCCAACTCGATGATGTTCGGTCCCTTCTCGCCTTGTGTGTCGCGGACGGCTACGCCCAAGTACCTCTCCACGATTCCACCCTCGTCCTTCACGATCGTTCCGTCTGGCGCTTCCCAGTCCGCCAACATCTCGGGAAACACTCGCATCCCAGGAACGATCGTCACCCCATCCGACGTCACCGGCAACTTCCCGATGACCTCCTCGGCGTAGCGGAGGGCGGCGGCGGTTTTGTTGTAGTACCGGACGGAAGGCTCGTCGGGTCCGAACATCCGGCGTTCAGTCTCCGCGTATCCCTCGGCCCACGCCGCCAACCCCTTGTAGTCGTGCTGCTCGGTCATTTGCTGGCCTCCTGCTCGGGGGCTTCGACGAGACGCACGCGGACGACGCGGTGGGGTCGATAGTCGGGCCATCTCTGGTCGGCCTTCCACGCGGCACCCATTGCATCACCTTTGCTCGCATACCCGATGTCGCCACAGGCGATCTCGTCTTGAATGTCCACCACCGCCCAGCACACTTCCCCAATCTTCATGCCGTCTCCTTCCCGCTCTCGTCAACCTCAACCAGCCGCACGCGGGCTACGCGGTGGGGGGCGCTCTCGGGCCACCAGCGATCACACTTCTTTCGGTCCCGGTGTGCCTGCTCGGAATCGCCGTAGCCGATCGTTGCCTCCTCACCGTTGCCCGACACCTCGCCATCCTCGCCCACAACGGCCAAAGTCACTTCACCGATCTTCACTTCCAACCTCCCCGCCCTTCCGGGCGTGTTCAAAGAGACTTGCCGAGCATCGGATCATCCTCACGGCCGATCTCGCATCTGGTTTCAAGGATCAAGCGGGCCACCGCGTCCTTGATGTCGCCGGGGATGAACAGTTCTGTGGCAGGCTCATGCTTGGAGAGAACCGTGTCCACCCGGGCTGTCGCTTCGGGTCCGATTTGCGCTACGATTTCTCGCATGATCCGATCCGTCCGCTGATCCTTGCCGAACCACGCTTCGATCACAACACCGTGCCTGACGGTGCACGATCGCACGGTGTAGTAAACCCCGTCGTCACTCAATGTTTCGGTCATTCAACGCTCCTTTCAAGCAAGTTCGCCTTCGCCACATCATCACCCAACCGACCCGCCGCCCATTCGATCCACGCCACCGCCCGCAGCATCTCCGGCTCCCACCGCCCGGCCATGCGAGCGCGCAGGTGGTCAACGATCTCGCTCGGCGGCACCTCGGAGATCGGCACGCCGCTGGTGGGGTAGATGCGGTGGGTGCGTGGCATCACTTCACCTCGGGATCATGCGGCAGATACATCTCGTTGATCCGCTTGCCTGTGAACCCACACTCTTCGCATCCGCCGCAGGTTCCATCGGGGTAGACGCATCCGCTGCACTTTTCCGTGAATCGCACAAGCGAACAGACTTCTCCGTTGATGATGGCGTAGTTGCGGCGGCGGTCGATGCGATAGCCCGCGATCCGCTCTACATCGTCGTGACTGACCGGATGATCCGCCGTTGCGCCTCGCATGAAACAATGTGCCATCACTTGCTCCTTTCAACTTCCACCACCCACCCCCAAACCCCATCGCGCTGCTCCGGCGGGTGGAGGGCGGTGACGGTGACGCACCGCCAGTCTCGCCCGATGCCAACTGCCCCGACGTTGTTGCACTTGCCACACACCCGGGCCGTACCAAACTCGTACCGCGACCAATGCCGCGAGCCGACCGGGGCGAGGGGGTTCAGTTTGTTGATCGCCCGCATGTTGCCGCGGATCATGCCGCGTTCGCAGGAATAGTCGTACACACGACCAAAGCGATGTGCCGGCTGCGGCTCCATCCGCACAAACAGCCTCGCCTTGCCCTCACGCTCCAACTGCTCACGCTCGTCGGGGGAGGGGGTGACGCTCAACTTCGCCTCCACGCTCATCTTGCTCAGGTCGCTCATGCCGTCTCCTTCTTGCTCAGCGTCACCGTCACCCATGTCGTCCGGCCAGCCGCAGTAGTAGCACCGACTGCCCGGACCGGCTTCCAGTTCATCCTCGTCGCAGTTGGGGCACCTGCCGTCATCTTCCATCGCCCGTCTCCTTCCCGCTCTCGTCAACCTCCACCATCCGCACGCGGACCTTCACCGGCTCGCCACGCCCGAACGCTTCGAGGTCGGCGGGTGGGGGGAGGATCATCCTGCAATCACCACGATCACCAGAAACGCCACCAGCACGAAGAGCAACATCGCAAGTCCAGGTGCCTCTCGCATCCGATAGATGATGTCATTGAGCAGTTCGTTCAACTCTTGCATCGTCCATCTCCGCGCATCACGCGCACGCCGCCGCCCGCCAGAGTGAAGCCCGGATCGCGCGTGGCGATATCGGCTCTGGGGGCGGCGGCTTGTCTTGGATTGTGCTGGGGCACGATCCGGGCTTCACCAACAGCGTACCGAGTTGCGGCGGGGGTGTCAAGCATTTATTTTCCCGCCTCCGCCAACCTCGCGTTGATCCAGTCCTGGGCTCCTTGTTCTTTGGCCGATCCGTATACGAGAGGATGTCGCCGGGTCCGTGACCGCTTATCACTTCAGCCAACGGGTGGGCACATGAAAGCCGACACCTGCCGCCACCACGGATCTTCGACGGCTCGAGGTGGCAGGTCGGCACCATATCCATCGTTTGGTGTTCCTCGTTCCAGACCACCGTGTGGTACAGAAAGTGCATCTTTCGGCGTCGGTCGCGGAAGTGCGGACTGCGCAGCAGGTCTCCGGGGTAGATCGGAACCCCGTTGGCATCATGCATTTCGCCGGGTTTGATACACGCCATTCACTTGCTCCCTTCAAACAGTGTCCCCGATTCCGTGATCTTCAGCAACCACCGCCCCAGGTCCGCCGCCTGCTCGCGGGTCAGGATGGTGTTGTTGCGCTCGAACACCGTGATGTCCACCCGCCCCCCGCTCGCAGGCTGCGCGGTCAGCCAACTCTCGCCGGTGGTGCAGTGGTAGCGGGGTGGGGGGTGCTTCTTCACGCCTTCTCCCACCGCTCCACCCATCCCCACACGCCGTCGCGCTGCTCGGGCTTGACGGTGGTGAGGGTGGCCCTGATGATCGCCCCGATCCGCACGGTGACGCCGCCAACTTGGGTGGGTGTGCCGGTCTGGACCATCGCCCGCGTGCCGGGTGGGTGGGGGGCGTGCTTAGTGGCGATCATCAGCATGTTCCCGATGGTCCCTTTGTGCTGGTACACCCGTCCGTGTCGATGCTCCGGCTGCGGCTCCATCCGCACCCACCGCTCCACGCCCCCCTCGCGTGCGAAGGCTGCGGCCTGCTCGGGGGTGAGGTCGAGGTCTTTCATGGGGTGGGCTCCGTGAGTTTGAGCGGCGATGCGTGCCGAGTCCCGCAGCACTCAGGACAATGCCACTTGCCGTACCGAAGCCGCCAGCCCCGAGCGTACAGGGGCTTGCGGACAGCCCCGGCACCCTCGGCGGTGATCGTCTCGGACCACTGGCAGCGGTTGCACGCCACGCCAAAGACGATGGCGGTGCGGCGGGCGCGTCCGGGCGGGATCTGCGATTCATCGGTTCGGGGAATCATGCGTGGATGTCCTTCGGCATGTCCGCCAAGTCACCGGGCATGTTGACAACCTCGATGCCGTAGATCCGCATCATGTGGACATGGCGGTGGTCACCGCTTTCGACCGGATCGTGCCCGAGCAACTTGGCCGCATCCACGGTGATCTTGATGCAGTCCTCGAAGTCGGTTCCTGCCCCGTTCCACATGTCGTAGGCGTGGGCGAGCCCGCGCAGGAATCCGTAGGTCGCGTCCGATTGGCTGTGTTTGGCGATTTGAAGCAGCAGCGTGCCCATCGCGGGGTCTGCGCCGACTGAGTACGCATCCAGCACGCCCGCGATGAGATCAACAGGCCCGGAGAGCCTGTCTTCCGGCCCGCTCATCTCGTAGTGCCGGGAGAACCCACTGGTTTCGCTGTGCTCAGTGATCTTGACGGTGGTGACGATTTCGCTCATGCCTCGCTCCTTGTAATCACGATTTCCACGCGGGGGTTGGCCGCGTCCTTCGCCATCATGTACCCGTGGTCCTCCACCACCTGCGAGTCGTCCGACCACACGCCGTAGTGTGAGAGCGCATCGCGGGGGCTCTTGCGCAGATTGTCCAGATCCCGCTTCCGCAGGTCCGGCGGGTAGTACCGCTCGGTGACACGCACCGGCCCCGTGAACTTCGCGGTGATGCCCTGTTCCAGCAAGGCCACCGCGGCCTTGGCCCGGTACTCCCGGCCACGCTCGCTGAGGATCTGCGTCGGGCGTGCCTTCGGCCCCTTGCCGCGAACGATGGACCGCCAGTAGCCGTTGACGCTTGGGGGCCAGGGGAGGGTGAGCGTGATCGCGTCCGGGGTGGTCATGGGCGGGGCTCCGGCACATCGCGCCAGTGAGTCGGGGTGTAGTAGACATACATGCTGCCGTCTGGAACGAACCACAATCCGCCGTATCGTTTCAGTTTGCCCTCGTTGCGAAGTCCGTCGCGGTCGTGGATCTTCGTTTCAACGATGCGGCCTTCGGGTGGCAAACTCTCGTCGGTTCGCGTCCAGCCCTTCACTCCCCACCCCCAATCCCCCGCAACGCCGCGAGGCAGGCGGAGGGGAGGGAGGGGTGTTCGGACACCAGTTTCTCGCCGATGTACACGCCCCACTTGCCGTCCACATGCCGATGAACCGAGCCGTGCGGGTTTTCCAGTGCCGTGGTGACGCAGAGGGCGAGGGCGGCGGCGTTGCCGATGTTCACCCACTGGCTTTCCCGGTCGCTGCGGGCGATGTTGTAGACGATCTGCACATCGTCGGACAGGTCGATGCACAGCGACGGGGGTAGGCGTCGGAATGCGTAGCCCTTGGACAGTGCGGTGGGTGCCCCCGGGTACCTCTCGCGGACCTTCTCGAACGCGGCGGCGAACTCGGACAGGGTGGGAGTTGTCATCACAGCACCTCCCCAAACACCTTGTACGCCAGCCGCGTCATCGCCTGCTCGGGCGTGAAGTCGTCCGTGTCGAGATCGGCCAGCATGTCCATCAGGTCGGTGTTGTCGGTCAGTTCGGGGTTCTCTTTGGCGATGGTCGCCTTGATGCGGTCGCGGCATGTCCGCATGTGCAGCTCGTTGGCGTGCGTGCCCTCGGCGGTGTACGAACCCATCTGGTTCTTGAACACGCGGAGGGACCAGCCCGCGTCGAGCATTTGGCAAACCTTGGGCATGTCAACTTTCGTGTCGCTCATGTTCGCTCCTTTCAAACCCCGCCCCCCGCGTTGGCGAGGGGAGGGGGTGGGTGTCATTCCGCGAGCTGCCAACCGATGGCACCGAACGATGCGCGAGAGGCATGCCGTACCAAGTCAACGCTGCCGTCGTCATGCCGAACCGCGATTCGCGTCGGCTCGCCACAGGTAGACGGCCCGAGTACCTCGGCCGTCTTGTTGTGATGCCTGATGATCTCGGAGGTGTCCGGGTCCTTGTATGCGAACTGAATGCGGGTTCCAACTTCGGGGATGGCGATGGTTTCTTCCATGGTGACTCCTTGCCCATTGGGCGTTTGGGGAAACCCCCGCCGCCTCGTCTCCGGGGAGGGGGGTGCGGCGTTGCCGTTCCTGAGCCGAGCCGCCGGCGTCAGCACCCCCGAGGGGGCACGGCGCGAGGGATTCAGTAAGGGGTTTCCATGTTCAGTTCCTCCGGGTCGAACGGCGGTTGCCCGGCCAAGTCCTCATCAGTCGGCCCGTCGTAACCGGCGTCACGGCCCGGGGGCTCGCCCAGCACTTCGGAGGCAAGGTCGGACTCGTTCTGCACGCGGCGGCGGCCCGGGGACTTGTCGAACCCGTCCACCAGATCCGCGTCCTCCAGCGCCTCGCCAAGCACGGGTTGCAGGGGGAGCCGCTTCATCAGGCGGCGCAGGACGGTCTTCTTCGCCATCTCGTTGAACTGGTACTTCCACGGCGGTGCCTCTTTGTTGCGGCTGCCCTGACGCACCTTGTCAACCTCGGCCCGGGTCATCACCTCGAACTCACAGCCCCCGTCCGCAAAGAACGCCACGGCGTAGAACAGGTGCGGCTCGCCCTTCCGGGCCGCGTAGTCGGGGGTGTGTTCGATGCGGTTGTCCGTCCCGGCGTGGACCGTGAACTTGTCGCCCGTGTACACCGCGTCGGTCTTGAACGAGCGAATCCGACCGTCCCGGGTCGCCAGTTGGATCATCGCGCCGTACCCCAGCCCAAGTTTGCACTGACCCGCGTAGGTGGCGAAGTACGCGCCGTTGTGGTGGCCGGACGGGGACAGGCCCAACTCGGCGGCGGTCATCATCGCCGTGAACAGGCTGTTCGGATCGCACTTCATCAGGTCGCGGTTGTCGATCACGGCGCGGGCGAGGATCGCTTCCAACTTCTCGACCGTGATCCCGCTGCCCTCGCAGGCCGCCCGCATCCGGTCCCGTCGATCGTCGCTCATCACCTTCTCGTCAAGCCATTTCTGGCCCGGGCTTTTCACGATTGCTTTGGTGTCTGTCATGGCTCCCTCGCTTCGGTTTGGGGTTAGGAAATCAGGAACTCGCTCAGGATCTCGGGGTCCAGTTGCATGTACCCCGGGATGTCCACGGTCAGCAGCGTTGGGGGCGGGACCGGATCGGCGGCGGACTCCTCACGCCCGCACGCCTGCCACGCGGCGTAGCGATGCACGCCCACGCACGCCTCGGCCCAGCCCTGTTCCATCAGCCGCCCGCTGCCCTCAAAGGGCTGGCAGGTGTACGGCGGGCTCGTCTCGCACGCGACCCAGACCATGCGGGGGTTGACGCACAGCTCGGCCACGCTGACGGCCCGGCAGTACCACGCGCCCTTGATGTGGTACCCACGCTCCCCGATGGTCTTCTCAAACACCCCGGGAACCACGCTGTTCGCGGTCTTCAGGTCGGCCACGACCCGCAGCGTCGGCTCGAAGAAGTCCAGGCGGGCCTTGCAGGGGATGGACTGGCCACCCACAGTCTCGGTCCACAGGATCGTCAGTTCCTTCTCGGCGGTCGAGTAGCCGAACATCAGCCGCTCGGAGAACGGGGACCGGCGGATGCCCTCCCGCACCCCGTCAATGTCGGCCCGCCAGCCCTTCGCCAGCACGATCGCGTCGGGGTTGTCCTCGCAGGCTTTGCGGTAGCCAACCTTCGCACCCGGCCCGATGTCCTCGCGTTCCAGCACGCGGGACTCGAAGTCCTTGGGCTCCAGCACGCGGGAATGGATCGCCGTGCCCAAGGCCATCGGCATCGTCTGATCCGTCTCGGTGGTCGCCGCGACGATCCCTTGCATCATGCCTTGGCTGAACGGGTGAACGGTGCTGGCGTTGAGCCGGTCCAGCCCGTGGTAGATGCTGGCGGGCATCCCGCGAACCACCAGCGGCCCCGCCTGGGACAGGTCCAGATCCGGCGAATAGCTTGTGAACATGACAGCTCCGACCCTGCGTTGTTAGTTTACCAGAACGCGGCATTCGCTGCACGCACACGCGCGAGACTTCTCGCGTTCCCGACGGGTTTTCCACAGCCCGCCGTTGAGTCGGCGGTCCTCATCTTCGCTGATGACGCGGATGCGCGGCCTGAACTTATGGGGCTTGGGCCACATTGGAACGCCGTTGCGGTAGCGGCCCCGGTAGGCGTTGCGGATCACACGCCCGTCCCATCGCTCGGTGCGGGTTCCGTCGGGCTCGATGCGGATGAAGTCCATCACGCCGCTCCCTTCGCCAAATCCCGCGCCGACGGCTTCGCCCCGAACACCGTGGTCGCCCGCCCCTTGCGGCGGCTGGGCTGACCGATTAGCACGCCCCGGGCAACCAGCCCGTTGCAAAGCCTGTGCATGGCCTTCTCGGTGGCGATGCGGAGTTCTTCGCCGATCTCGATCCCCCGCATGATTTCGACTACCGACCAGTAGCCCGGGTGCGATGCGAGGAACAGCACCACCGCGTCCTCGGTCGCGTACCGCCGGGCTTCCATCGTCGGCCTGCCGGTGATTCGTGTGCGCTTCACGCCCCACCCCCTTCAACCGTCCCCTCAACCTCGACGGGCTTCTCGGGCAGGGGGACGTGGGCGGTGATGAACGAGACGCGAACCTTGCCCCCATTCTCTCGCTCGACAGTCTCCCGAGCCTTGAACGCGGCTGTCGTTCCACTCGGCATCATCGACCGCCCATCGGCGGCCCAGTCGCCTCTTTCGTTCACCGCCACCGCGATCCGAACCGGCACGGTGTTGGGGGGAGGGGGAGGGGGAGGGGGCAGCAGTTCGACCCTCGCCGCCCATCCGATCGTTCCGCCCTCCGACGCATACGAGAGCCAGTCGGGATCACTCTTGGATTGGTGCAGGACGACGACCTCGCCGTGCGTCGAGTGGTACGCCTTCGATCCAAACTTGAACTTCGCTTCGCTCACGCCACACCTCCCATCGCTTCACGCATGTTCCTGAACTCGGCCAGGGTCGGAGCCGTCCGGCCCTCTCGCATCGCTACCACCACCTCACGCCGCCACGCGCGTTCCGTGTCCGTCCAAGGCCGGTACTCCGCACGGGACTCCCGCAGGCGTTGCACGGTCGAGTCGGGCATCTGGGCCGCCCGCTCGTTCTTCCGCGCCAGCATCGCCCCGTAGACCTCGGAGTACGGCGGCACGCTCGTTCGGCGGGGCGTCCGCAACAGCCGGTCCACGATCGCCTGGAACTCGTCCCCCGATATCCCCAGCGTGGTCGCGTCTCGGACCATCCGCGTCAGGTTGTCCTTGGTCCACCCGTTGGTCTGGGCCGCGTGCGGGAACGCGGCGAGGAATCGCTCGGCAAGGTTCATCCGGTTTCTCCGAGGGTCTTGGCGAAGTCGTGAAGGTCGCGGCGGGAACGCTCGAACTCGGTGAGGGGGCGGTCGCGGGCTCGCCGGTCTCCGGGCATCAGCCCATGAGCCGCGCAGTCGCGGAGGGCGGCGTCGGCGTACTGCCTCACCCGGGTCTGGTTCGTGGGCGGCGGCGAGTCCTCCCGGGAACGCATCGCCGCGATGAGGGCCAGCACAACCTCGTCAGGCGGCCTCTCCCGGCCTTCGACGACGAGGGGGATCTCCCGGGCCAGCGTGTCCAGCGTGAGCGCCAGGCGGCACGCAGCGGATCGTGGGACGGTTCCAGCCCCCCACGCGACCACAGCGTCGGTGATCGGGTCGAGCGGATAGGCACCCTGCGGGAGTTCCCCCCCGCTTTCGGGCTCGCTCGCGCGTTGGTTGGCATCTTCAGAAGATGAAGACGAAGAAGAAGATGAAGATGAAGAGGGGCGCGACAGGGGCGTTACATCGTGCGTGACAGGCGCGTTACTCGGAGCGTGACATTCGCGTGACACGTGCGTTACGGGAGGCGTGACAGCCGCGTTACGGTGGCGTGACTGTCGCTGGGCGTTCGCCTGCCGCTTCTCTTCGTCGCGGACCATGCGTGCGGAGTAGATAGCCCCATCGTCCCGGATGCGGGCAACCCCAAAGTCGATGAGTTCCTGCACAATGTCGGGATCTGCCCCAATCACCCGCGCTGCCTGCGCAACCGACCACGGACGCCCGTTCGTGATAAGCACCCCGGGCTCCCCAGACTCGTACATCAGACAGAGCAGGTCGATCCACGCGCCGCGTGCGGCCGGGGAGCAAAGCCGGAGAGCCGGGTCCTTCATCCAATCGCCGGGGTAGAACTGAAACGCTGGAACATTGGGCACACATCACCCCCTGGGAGGAAGTCGTCCGTGAATGCCTTCACCCGTGTTTCCACGGGTTCAGGCTGTTGCGTGGGCTCGCCCCGCCATGCGAAGGCTCGCCTTGCCCTGCAGTGTCAAGCCAGCCCTGACTCGCATCGGCCTGCCCTGCGTTGCCTCACCTGCCGCGTTCTGCCCTGGCCCGGCTTGCCCCGCCTTACCACGCCCTGCCCCGCCTTACCTGCGGACCGGGTCACGCCACGCCTAGCCGCACGATGCCACTCCTTGCCTGCCTTTCCACGCCGATCCCATCCACACCATGCCCGGCCAAGCCTGCCTCGCCCGGCCACGCGATGCCTGGCCTAGCCTGTTCGCGCCTGCCGAGCCTTGCCCTGCGACATCAGGCCAAGCCCAACCAAGCCTGCCGTGCCAATCCGGTCCAAGCGCCGCCGGGCCGGGCTCCGTCGGGTCAAGCCCCGCCTGCCACGCCTTGCGGTGGTCAGACGCTCTCGGCGGCCAACACCGCGTCATCCAACCGCTCCCCGACAGCCTGCAACCTCGCACGGCGTTCCTCTGCCGCATTGAGGGCATTTGCCAGAGACACCACCTGATTCACGCTGTCGCGGGCGGATTTCAACTCAGCCTGCAATCGCTGGACCGCATCCCCGAACAGATCGGTCCGCGTCACAACCTCCGCCGTCGGCATGTAGGCGGTCTGGTTGCTGGCGGGATTGGCCTGCACCAGCACATAGGAACGGTGTTCAGGCACGCCTTCGGCCTCGACCGTGACGACCGCCCGTATCAGTTGCCGGGCCTGTTGCAGCCGGTACATATGTCCAGCCTTGCCGTCGTCCCACTCGAAAGCGTTGTGCAACGGTGCGTTGTCGCGGATGCATGAGTGGACTGGAGCCTTGGATTCGGACGGTGAGTGTCTTGAACCGGGGTGCCGCGATCGTGATGACCTGCTCTGCCTTGGTTGCCATGTCTCTACCTTTCGTCTGAGTGTTCCGCGTGTTGTTGCGGCCGCGCGGATGCCGCCTGTGAATCCCCGCCGCCCCGGTGAAGGGCGACGGGTTCTGGAGAGAGAGACTGAAAACCACCCGCCCGGCTACGCACCAGGCGAGGCGGTGCGTGGGTTACTCGGTGTCCTCGGTGTCCGGCTCATCGCCGTACCGATCCTCATGGCAAACGAACAGGTCGTGGTACTCGCGGAAGGCTTCGGCGGGGTCGCGTTCGTCCGCCCAGGCTCGGACCGCGAAGGCCAGCCCCGCGCCCCGGAGCGTGTGCTTCACGCCCAGCCATTCGCCGTGAAGCCATGCGTCGAAGTCGATCAAGGCGGCAGGCCACAACTCGACCACGCGGAGCATGGCGAGTTCGCCGAGCGTGTCCCGCCGCGTCAGGACCGCCCATTCCTCGCCGTTGCCGTCAAGGCGGCGGATGCTGGCCTCACACTCCGCGATGCGTTGCCGCAACCGCGCAACCAGCGTGCTTCGGGTTTCGGTGGTGAGGGTCACTTGAGGTTCCCCCCTTCGTCGTGCCAGTCGTCCGTCATCCACTTCAGCAGCAGGACGACACAGGCGACCACAACAGCGATGAAGATCCAGAGGGCGAGCGTCACGGCATCACCGCCTTCCGGTACTCGCCGTTGCCGAGCAGGGCGAGCGGAGACAGTTCGTGCGTGCCATTGGCGATCTGCCGCCCAACCTCCGCGTCGGCCGCCTCAACCTCGCACGCCGCCGCCTCGACCTCAGCCACAACCTCGGTGAGCGGGTCGGTGGCACGCCGCATGACGATGTGCGTGTCGTGGTGGTTGCGGTGCTTCAGCAGGCGGGCCAGCACCTTGCCGACCCGGGCAGGGCTGACATCGGCGTGCCCGAGCGCCGCGAGAACGCCGTGCAGGTCGGCGGCGATGTGCCGTTCCTTGGGGGTGGGGTCGGTCACGAGGCACCGCCCTGCGCCTTGGCGAGAGCGTCCTTGGCGGACTCGTACCACGCAGGTTCGTAGCGTGTGCCTTCACAGTGGGCGTATGCCGCCACGATGTCGCGGAGGATCTCCACCAACTCCGGCACCGCCTCGGGGTTGATGCCGGCGCAGGCGTTGACGCAGGCGAAGGCGTGGGCGGCGTTTTCCTTGTTCGGCAGTTCCAGGCAGAACTGGGCCAGTGCGGCGTCGGTCGTGTGGGCGGCGCTACCCGCCCCGGTCTGATTCTGTACGGTGTCCTGTTTCACGCGGCACCCCCACTGCGACGGGTGGGCCGAGCCGCATATCGGGGCACGAACTGATTTCCAAGCCGCCCAGTAGAGCGGTCGAGGTTCGCGTGAATGCCCGTGATGTCGTGAGCGAAGTTGAAATCATCCGCGGCCAGCATCCGCTCAAGATCGAGCGGGCAGCCGTTGGCGTGGCACGCCGTGATGTCCATCGCCAGATCGCGGATGCGGGGCCAGCCGTAGGCGTCGGACGCCCTCTCTGCCCGCTTCACGATCTCGGAGATCGTCTTGGCATCCTTGGGATGAACATCCCAAACGATGCGGTTCCTAGTCCTTCCTTGTCCCATCGCGTCCCTCGGCATTTCTGCCGGGCGCGAACAGGCTCAGGACTTCCAGTTGCCGTTGAATCAGGCGAGTGATTTCACCTGCGTCTAACGGCTGGTTCACCGAATGGGCGATACAGGGCTCGAACCTGTATTCGTCTGGTGGATCTGGTCGTCCCGAGGCGTTCCGCCCGGCGGGTTCCTGCGAAAGAGATCGGGGGGCCTGCACCCTACGATTGTCAAGGCCGCCTGGTGCAGGCCGCTCCCCGATTTCATCCGCGTTGCTTGTGGGAGACGCGGCCTTGACATCACCATCATCGGTCATGTCGCTGCCTGTGTCAACACTTTTCGGGGCTTTGTCGGAAGATTTTTTCATCCGCCGGGCCAGCCGTTCCGCAACTTCCTGCTGCTCCTCGACTTGCCGCACGATGTACGGATCGGCCGATCTGATATCCCGGTGCCCCAGCCGCATTCGGATCACCTCCCGGCTGTACCCGGCCCGGTCCAGTTCGCTCCCGACCATCCGCCGGAACGAGTGCAGGCCGAACCGGCGGCCTAGCGAATCCTCCACCGCCAGCCCTGCCGACCGTACATCGGCTTGGATCACATGCCACCGAGGCCGCTCGACCGCCATCTCCGCCGGGTGCCTGCCTGCGAACGTCCGCCGGAAGTATTCGGCATCGCCCTCGGAGATCACCGCTTCCCGCTCCTCGCGTTGCTTGTCCGCCTCGGGCGCGACCAGGATGCGGGGCGGATCGGCGTCGATCCGGAAACTGTCCACCCGCAGGGACGCGGCGGCCCCCGCCCGCATCCCCGTCGCCATCAACACCCGGTAGAACGGAGACCGAACAGCCTTGCACTTCGGCTTGGCCGATCGTTCGTCTGCCTCGGCCGCCTCGAAGATCGCCCACGCCTCGCCCGGGGTCAGCGTCCGCTGTTTCTTCCGCCGGACCCTGGCATTGGCGATGCCGTCCGTGGGGTTCATATCCAGCAGACCCTCGGCCACAGCGTGGGCGAACACCGCCCGGATGCCCCACAGGTGGTTGTTCAGCGTCTTCGCGCCTGCGGGCCTCGCCCCGCCCTGCGGCCGGGTGATGCCGTTCTCGGCCAGCTCATCCAGCCATTCCCGGGTCAGGCGCGTGGTGATCTGGCGGCCCGCAAGGAACCGGCTAAGGTGCTCGATGCGGTTCCGCTGCTGTGCGATGTAGCGCGGGGCCAACCCCCGACGCCGGGCGTCGGCCGCCCACCGCTCGAATAGATCAATCATGTCACCGGCCTCCCCGCCGGTTGTCCACGCTTGGCCGATCGTAACCCCTTGCGTCTCAGGGGCATATGAAAAAATCATCATCAGCCCACCCGGCAAGCGGATTTCTGCGGCCGTGGGGCCGAGAACGCGCAATGACACCGCCTGCAACGGGTGCTGCTGCGTCATGAGGGAACCCCTGAGCGTGCGGCCTGGGGGTGTGTGGGAGCCCCGGGTCCGATTAGTACGCTCATACGGAACTCACCTGAGCCCGGGATGAACCAAATTTCATAATCCTGCCCAATCGGGGGGTTCGGGGTGCGGCCAATTGCCCTCGAAAAGTGTTCCACATGGAACATGTACGGCTTGCGTCGGGCGTTTGTGTGGTATACTGATGGCGTCACCGGATACGGTGCAGGGGTTTCGGGAGTCCCGTGGTGGGGACTCACGGGCTCCCTTTCAGTGGGTGCGGCCTTCCCTCGCCGCATCCACTTTCCAACCCGGTCCGCCCTGCTGTCCCCCTCCCCGGCATGACGGACCCCGATCCCCTGCACGCGCCGCCCGGTGTGGCGATGTCGCGTTCGCAGGAGATCACCGATGCACCGATTCCTGATCGTTCTGGCCCTGACCCTGTTGGCCGCGTTGCAGGTTGGCTGCAAGGCCGACGACCTCCGCAAGCAAGCCGACGCCTTCGACAAGGGCGCGGAACTGGCCGACAAGGGGGCCGCCGCTCTCGATCAAGGCTGGGACACCACGGACGCCGCCCTCGCGTGGGTCACTGACCCGGTGAACCAGAATGTCATCGCGATGCTGCCCGCGACTTGGCAGGCCCGCATCGAACAGGCCATCCTCTCCGGGCACGACCTCCGCCCGATCCTCCGCGATTCCGCCGGCCACCTCCGCGCGGCCGCCAACGAGTTCCGCGACCTCGCCACCGCCCAACGCCTCGCCGCCGATGAGGAAGCGAACCAGTGGGTGAACACCGCGACCTGGATCGCTGGCATCGTCGGCGGGACCGGCGTGGCGGGCACGTTCCTCTCCAGAATCCTGATCGGCATCGGTGCCAGCCGCACGGCCAAGTCCATCAACTGGGGCCGGGAGGCCGACCCTGACGCGGCGGCCAAGTTCTTCGACGGACCCGCAGGTACGGCGATGCGGGCGGCCCTGAAAGAACAGGGCAGCGTGGTCGAGAAGGCCGTGCTGAAGGCCAAGGTATGAACGCTCGCCGCTTCCCCCACAGGGTGGCGGCGTTTTTTGTGGGCCTCGCCGGATGGCTGGGCCTTGCCATCACCCTCACCCTGACCGGCATTGTCGCGGCCGGAGGATGGAAGCCCACATGACAACCGTACCCATCGCCTCAGTAACCGGGGCTGTCGCGCTCCGCATGACCGACACCAGTTCGACGGCCGACGGCTTGATCTTCCATGCGACCTTCAAGGCGCAGGTCGAGGACCAGTGGGACGCCATCCGGCCCACGATCTCGTCTGCCGTCTCCCTGAACGAGCCCGATGTGGCCGACCCGCCTTCCCGGATCACCTGCTACATCTCCGCCCTGTTGGACTTCCTGCGGGCTCTCGCCCTGTGTCAGGGCATCAGCAGTGACGCCGACCGATGGGCGTGCATGCAGACCGCGCAGTCGAACTACAACGCGGCCATCGCCAGTTGTGACGCGCAGTAAGGGGGTGGTGGTTTGACACACGAACCGGACAACGCGCCGTGGAAGATGGTCGCAATGGCCCTTGCTGTTCTCGTTCTCGGGGGTGGGGCGGGCGTTGTGACGACCACCGCCGCAAGCCAAAGCACCCTGACCGTCAAGATCGACGGCCCGATCAAGGCCGAACTGCCGCCGCATCAGGAAGCCCTGCTGAAGGACAACGCCTCGGCCGCGTCCGCCCTCGAAAGACTGGACGCCAGGTTCGCTGAGTTCGCCTTGCAGTACCGCGAGGATCAGGCCGAGCGGCGGCGGATGGACGACGTGACCCGCGCGGCGATGGCGGACATGGCCCAGCGGCTGGGCATCGTGGAGCGGGAAACGCATTCTGTCGGGGGTGCCGTGAAGGAACAGGAAAAGCGTCTGCGGATGCTGGAACTCCAGCCGGCGGGAATCACCCCTTGACCCGACGCCTGCTCATCGCGTGGCCGGGTGACGCACACTGCCAGCAAGGCGTGTGGAACTGGCTGACCCTCACCGGGCTGGCCGAACACTGCGACTTCGCCCTCCAAATCAACTCGTTCCTGAGCGGGGAAAACGGGTTCCCGCACAAACTGACGAACGACCGCATCAACGCGGCGGACGCGGCTCACCGGTGCATGAATCGGGACTGGCACCCGCGACTGCCCACGCACGCCTACTACGACCACGAGCCGAGCTACACACTGCCCAACGGCAACAAGCGTTCGTGGCGGTGGACCGCGTGGAATCGCCCGATCGACGCCGAGGACTGCCGGATCATTCAGCACGCCCGGCAGGAACTGGAAGAGTGGCAGGAGCCCTACGGCTACGGAATGAGCCTGGCCGTCTACGGATTCCCGCTGGCGATCGGTTCGCACCCTCGCCCGTATGACCACGAACTCGATACGCACCGGTGGGTTGCGTGCAGGCAGTTGGTCAAGGGATTCGGCTGGCTCTACATGAGCCTGTACCCGCCCGCCGGCGTCGTGCCCCCGGACTACATGGAAGACACCAGCAACCACGAACGCCGGGCCGCGACGAACTACGCGACGGCCTGTGCGATGTGGAAGGGCCAACCAACAGTGCCGTTCCTCTGGCCGCGATGGGGCATGGACGCGGCGAAGTACGGCGACACCTACTGCGGTGCGCTCGCCAACGCGGGGTGCGAGCGGCTCGGGCTGTGGATCAACCCGCACTCTGATGGCATGACGCGGGTGTATCTGCAAGCACTGACGGACATGCTCCCGGCGTTGCGTCGGTTTGTGGGGGTGAACTGATGGCGACAGGCGACTTCACTTTCCGCCGTGCCCGCATCGTGGACCGCCAATGGCTCGGCATCATGTTCGACGCCGGGGCCGCACGGTCGGGCATCCCCACGGTGGACTCCACCAAGCTCAGCATCACGGCCAGCGGCGGGGCGGTCGGCACCACCCTGTCGTCGGCGGACCAACTGCTGGCCGTAGTGGGCACGATCGGATCGGCCTCGGCTTTTCTGCCACCGGCCTACACCTCGTTCGACTCCGACGTGACCGATGGCATCATGTCGTGGGTCAAACTTGACCGCATCATCGCACATGACGAGACGGTGACGATCGACCTCGACGCGGCGTATGTGGCCGACGATACCAGCGATAGTCCGGCGGTCACCTCGCAGGCCGTCCAGGTCCGCACCTTCTGCGACTCGGACGGCGTGATCTCGCAGACGACGATCCCCCAGCGGGTGGGCTGCGGCGACCGGACCAAGCTCGACCCCTCGACCGTCAGCCCCAATCTGTATATCAAAGCGTCGGACACGTCGGGAGTCGGCGATGGCAACACGGTCTCGTCCTTCACCGCCACGACAGGCGGGACGATCACTGTCGCCGGCACGGCCCGCTACTGGGCGGATGGCGTGTCTCAGTTCAGCCTCAACGGATCGACCGGATGCCCGGTGATCGAGATCGCATCGGGCGGTGTGCTGTCATCGACCGTGACGATGGCGGACAGCAAGAACGATTTTACGGTCATCGCCATCTACGCTGCGGCCAGCACTTCATCGACGCCCGTTACCTCTGGTGCTCCGACCAAGCAGACATGGACCTTCCCCGGCGGCTTGGCCCGCAACTTCCGCAATATCAACGACTCTGCATCCATCGCAAACGCAGGCGGTCGGTGGCTTGCGGGCACTGATGTCCCGAAGCGAATGGCCGTCTGTGCCTTCTCCTACTCGCACGCCAACACCCGCAATCGCGTCTATGGATACGGCGGCGTCTACCTGTCTGTGGCGACCGTCACGTCAACGCAGGACCACACGGCGGCCATTACCTTCACGGCCACCGGCGCGGCCGTTTACCTGCACGCGCTGCTGGTGGTTCCGTCCGAACTGACTCCGCAGCAGGTACGGCAGATCGGTGCGACATTCGACGACGACGCCAACACCACAAACCTGTCGTACTACATCGACCCGGTGAGCGGGAGCGATTCGAACAGCGGGCTTTCGGCTGCGGCCCCGCGGCTGACGCCGCCGTCCTACAGCAACAACGACTACATCACCTACGGCGCGGGCGACCGGGTGTTCTACAAGTTCGGAACCGAGATCGAATCGCATGTCATCGACACGCGATGCGTCTACAACACCACCTACTCCTACTCATCGCAGTACCCCATCGTCATCGGCGGCTACGGCACGCGGTCGGACGGGCGGTTCCGCATCGCCCGCCGATCAGCCGCCACCGGCGACTTCGGCAACGACAACGGCAACGCCCATGTCCTGTTCTTCGGCCTTGAGGTTTACGCCGAGCGTCGGGATGTTCTCAACGCCAACTATGCCGGGTTCGCCACGGTCAAGGCCGAAACCTCTGGCGGGTGCAAACTCAACCTTCAGGTGGACCTCGATGTGTCCCGCCTGTACTACGACCTCGCGGGCGACCCGGCCCTGCACATCGTCCACGACTGCGCTTTCCGCTACATCGGCGGCAAGGGCATCTCCGACAATGTGGGCGGCAATGTCGATGAGCGGTGGACGGTCCTCTCGGCCAATCTGTTCGACCACATCTGGTACGGACGGTCCTCGGTCGATGTCTCGGGAGACCGGCCTTCCAGCCTGTTCATGTCGCACTCGTCGGTCCTGTGCGTCTCTCGCAACCTGACGAACTACTCGGGGTGGTACCCGGAGGTCGCTTCGATCGGCGATTGGGGGTCGGGTGCCAAGGTCTTTACGAACGAGGCCGTCGCCACCTACTCGTCCGCGAACGACGACACGACGATCACGCTGACCGACATCGCCGCAGAGTACGAACACAGCCCGACCGGGCCGCAGTTGGTGACGTTGAAGCGAACCTCGGACTCCACCGAGTATGTCGTGGTCATCAAGTCCCGCACCTCCGACGACGAGTTCGTGGTGGAGGGCAACCCGTTCTCACTGGCCGACGCGGGCTCGGTGTCTGACTGTCTGGCCCACGGCGGCACGCCGGCCGGTGCGAACAGCCGCAACCACGGCTTCTACATCTCGTCTGCGTCCGAGGCCGGAACCGTCCGGGCCGCAACGCTGGTCACCGAGAATGTCCACATTCGGGCGGCGGACCACGGTACGCAGATGCGTGGCGGCGGGTACCTCATCAACAACGTCATGATCGACGCGGCCATCGGCGGCTACGTCTCGGGGCAAGCCCTCGCCTATATCGCGGGCAACTACTGCGAAGGCGGGCACCGCACGATCGACAACATCGGCGGCCCGCGTGCGTGGGGCTACTACATCAACTCGGACAGCCAGACCCAGTACTACGGCGTTCTCCGCGAGAACATCTGCAACCTTGGCTACCAGGACGAACTCTCGGACTACGCGGACACGGTTGCCAACACCACCTTTGCCCTCCAGATCGGCAAGGGGACGGGCAACGAAAAGGTGGAGGTCATCAACAACACGATCGCCCGTGGCGCAAGGTTGCTGCTGGGCAAGGGTTCGGGCGCGGCGGCGTTGACCGCAACGGACGAGATCCGCCGAAACATTGTCCAGCAGCCGACGACCGACCCTGATGCCATCACGGAAACGATCCTGACCGGGGCCAACCTGTCAACAGCTACGCACTCGCACAACATCTACTACCACCCGGGCGGCTCGGGCGAGGATCGCTTCAACAACGCGACTGAGAACTTCAGCGAGTGGCAGACAACCACCGGATCGACCGGAGACCAGTTCCTCCAGGTCACCTTCAGCAACGGCGACGCGGACATCGCGGAGTATTACAGCACGCTTTCGGGCGGCTCGGACGACCGGGACGCATTCCAGGCCGCAGCGGTCGCGGCCTTCGATACCGGGAACCTGACCGGGTTCACGGCTGCCGAGATCCTGTCGTACATGCGGACGGCGTACCGCCCGACGAACCTGACACTCGCGGACGGCGGGAGCACCTACCCCCCCGGTGCCGTGGCCCTCGCCTCGGACCCGACCGCCACCCTCGCCCTGACCGACACCTCGGGCAGCGCCCTGGCCGATCCGGTCACCTTCAACACCTCGCGCCTCACCACACCTGCCTTGACCCGGTCCTTCCGGCTCTACTCCAACGACGCCGACACAGACGGGGCGGACATTGCGGTCACCCTCTCGGGCATCGCAACGGCCGTCTCCTACTCCCAATCCGGCGGGACCGCGATCAGCGACCTGTCCGAGTACACCATCCCCGCCGACGACTACATCACGGTCACGGTCACCCTCGACCGCCTGACTGAAGGCGACAGCCAAACCGCCTCGGTCGAGTTCAACGGCGGCGCGGCCGGCACGGTCACGGCCAACTACTCGGTGTCCGTCAAGCCCGCTGTGACCCTGACGCAAACCGACGGGAACCCCTGGCCCGACCCGGAAACGGGGTCAACCACCCAAGGGGCCAACCTCGCCCGCACGGTCCGCGTCACCGCCGGTCCCTCCGGCCTGTCCGGCATCAACCTCATCACCACCGGCGTGGTCTCCAACACCTCGGACGCCATCGCCCTGACCCTCGCCGGCGGCGCGACCTACGACGCCGTGCTGTCCCTCTCGGCCGCGACCGTGGGCGATGACCAGCCCGGCGACATCACCCTGACCGCCAACGGCGGGGTGTCCGAAACCGTCGAGTTCCTGATCGACGTGGCCGAGCCCAGCCCCACGCTGCCCGTTCTCACCTTCCACATCAACGGGTCCGAAATCCTCTCGGGCCAAGCCTACAGCCTCGGCACGGTCCAGCCGTCCACCACCCCGATCGTCCGCACGATCACGATCATGGAGGAGAACGGCATCGCCGCCACGCTCGGCACGCTGGAGGCCAAGGGCAACCTGACCATCATCGGCACCGACCCCAGCGGGAACACCATCGACCCGAACGGCTCCGAGTCCGTCACGCTCGAGCTTGACATCTCGGAGGAGGGCATCGCTCAGGGCCTGCTGCTGATCCCCGTGGACGAGCTGGACGAGCCGTACGGCATCTTCCTGACCGCGAACGTCGCGGCCTCCGGTATGCGGAGCCGGGATCGGTCGAGGGCGCGGTGATGGCGAAGGTGGGAAGGCCAACCGAGTACACCGAGGCGATCGCCCTAGAACTCTGCGAACGCGTAGCGGAGGGGGAATCGGTACGCCAGATTTGCGAAGACGACCATATGCCATCCCGCGAAACGATCCGCAGGTGGCTCCGAGACGACACGCACCCGGGGTTTCGTGGCCATTTCGCACGCGCGAAGATGCTGTCTTCGGACGCATACGAGGAGCGGGCACTCGGCTACTGCGACCGCCTGGAGCGGGCCGAGAGCATGACCGAGGTTCAGGGCCTGAAAGAGGCGGCCCAGATCCTGTTCAAGGTCGCGGCCATCCGTAACCCCAAGGTCTACGGCGACAAGGTGCAGACCGAACACTCCGGCGAGATGAAGGTCGTCACTCAGAAGCTCGTTCTCGACGAGCCGCCCGAGGGCTGGAAGGGTGGTGCCTGATGGTCGCCACCGCCGAGCGTGCGGCCCCGCCGGACATCCGCCTGTTGCCCCACCAGTTCGAGTTCGTCCACGCGACGGACCCGTGGTTGCTCACAGACGGGGGACGCGGCTCGGGCAAGACGCGGGGGCTTGCGGCCAAGATCGCTCAGCGTGCGGGCCATGCAGGGGCGCGAGAGGGGCTATTTCGTCAGCGGCTCATCGACCTTCGGACCACCACGCTCCGGTCACTGTTGGAGGGTGATGGCCCGGCCCCCCCGATCCTGATGCCCGGGTCGTACACGCACAATCAACAGTTGAAGACCATCCGCATCCACGGCGGCGGCGAGATCGTCTACAACGGCATGGACCAGGGCGATGTCGGCCGACAGATGGGCTCGACCGGCCGCGGATCGTCCATGAACCTCAGCGGGGCGGCGTTTGACGAATGGGTAGAGATGCCAGAGGCGGCGGTCGTGCAGGTCGCCATGTCGGTTCGGCTCCGGGTCGATGGGCTTCCGTTGCAGCGGTACGGGGCGTGCAACCCCGGGCCGCCCATGCACTGGTTGGCGAAGCGGTTTGGGCTGTCGCCGGGCGGCACGCCCAAGGATGGGCACCGCCGCATCATGGCCCCGGCATGGAACAATTGGCACAACCCGCCGGAGTACCTGGACGAACTGCGGGGCTTGGAGGGCGTGGCCCGCGAGCGGTACTGGCTCGGCAAGTGGGTCGGCTCGGACGGCCTCGTCTACGACAAGTGGGACCGCAACATCCATGTTCGGGAAACGGACCCGGCCTGCGCCAAGCGGATCGTGGTCGGTGTAGATGAGGGGTACACGGACCCGTTCGCCCTGCTGGTGGTTCACCTTGACGCGGACGGGCGGGCTCATGTGGCGTCCGAGGTCTACCAGACCAAACTGACACAGGATGAGAAGATCGAGATGACCCGGGCGGCGGCCGGCCACTCCGAGGTGTTCGTTGATTCCGCGGCCCCGGACCTGATCGAGTCCATGCGTCGGAAGGACATCAACGCGCGTGCGGCCGAGAAGGGGCAGGGCTCGGTGAACTTCGGTATCGGCCTGATTCAGCAGCGGCTTGTGGTGCAGGGCGACGGGCGGCCCAGGCTGA